CTTCCGACGGTGGCGCTCGGTGTGCTGGCGCCTCCTGCGCCTATCGCTAGTAGAGGGTTCATTCCTGCGGCCTCTAGGTCGGCTTTGCGTCGTTGTATTGCGGTGTTTGACATTCGTTCCTCCCAGTCGCGGCCCACTGCGGCTTGTTCGGCGTTGTAGGCTTGCGTGTCCTCTTGGCGGTCGGAGGCGAATACGTTGCCGAGTATGCCCATGCCTATATCGCCTAGTATCGCTTCCCATGCCATTAGAATCTCCCCAGTGTTGCGGGTTGTCCGTACATCGGCAGAGGCCGTGTTACGGCGTGTTCCCAATAGCTGTCGAATATGAATTGTTTTCCGGTTTGTGAACCGACAGCCAGAACCCTGTCCATGGGTGGTGTACTTTGTATGAAAGTGGAATTGAGGGTCGGTAATGCGGTGAACTTTTGGGCGAGGTGGTAAGCGTCGAGCGTTCCGGTTGCTGTGCTACGAAACAGACCTGTGACCATGCTTGGAAAGTAACGCAGTTCATCCCATCGTGGTACGTACCCGAATGCCGCTGTGTCATTTGCGCTCCCGTCGGCGTAGAGTTCCCTGTTGAGAAGTGATTGTTCTCCGAGTAGTGCGAAGCCGGGGAGGTAGTAGTCGTAGCGTGTTTGTCTGTTCCACATTTTGCGGACTCCTTGTTGGTAAGTGATGTCCGCATCTACGCACATTAATCCGATGACGTGGCCGTGTTCGGTGGCGGCGTATGTGAAGCCGTGTCCTCCGCGTGCAACGCCAGTGACAATCCCTGCCAGTTGCCCCAGTGGTGTAGTTGTACCACTCGCAGAGGTGCCGCTTGTTTGGACGGTTGGGTTGACGGTGATGTGGCTGGTGCTGCCGCCGATGTATTCAGGTCTTTGCAGTCGTGCATCTGGGTTTTGGACTCCGAAGTGTTGGAAGGTTAGCTCAGTGTAGAGGGTTCCGGCGCGTGCGTCCCGTTCAAGGATTGTTTGCGTCATGATGGCGAGTCGGAACGTGTTAATGCTTGCTGCAGTGGCGGCGCTTAGGTCCGCATAGATGGTCGGAAAGGCACCAGTGGCGCTTTGGCCTTCCATGTAAACGCGGGTGTCTGCTGTTGCGTTGTCAATTGCTTTGGCATTGGCATAGGTTGGTGTGTATCCGCCTGATTCTCTGACGGCTACGGCAGCGCTGCCGAATATGCCAGTTTGGACGCCGATGCCGCGGACAGGTGCACTGGTCCCGAGTGGGAGCGTGACGGCGGTGGCTCCTTGTTGCGGCCACGGTAGTGATTGTGTTATGTAGTCGAAGCGTTTACCGCGGCGGAGTAGGACGTAGTTGCTGTATGTGTCCGGGCCGTCGCCTTTGTCAACGGTGACGGAGTTTTGGATTTGTTGTGCTCGGAACCATTGGTTCCATATCAGGTTGTAGCCTCTGCATACGAGGTTGTCGTGTGTGTAGGTGTTTGCGCCAGCAAGTTGCCCAACAGTAGGTAGGCCCAAATAGTCCTGTAGGCTGTTGACAGCGTATCCAGTTGCGGGACTTGTGGCCGTTGGCGTTGTGTAGCTTATAGAGTCGGCAGGGTTGTCCCGCTCTCCCATCATTTTGACCCAGTTGGTCCATACGAGGCGGTTTGGTACGTAGAAGAAGAAGGTTGTTAGGTACAGGTTGTCCATCACGGGATAGAGCATTGCGCTCGCGGTGCGGAGGAACCCGGTCATGTTGATTTTGAATACGTCGCCGGGGAGCATTTCGTCTACGAAGATGGGAATTAGGTATCCGGCGTCGAACGTGGTCTTGTGTTTGTGTACTCGGTTAAACCTGCTCCGCGGTATGTCTTGCCGCGGGTTCATGGCGAATTTATGCAGGTTGACCGATTTCATTTGTCCTTGTGGCATGGTTTATTCTCCTTGCTGTGAGAGTTGTTTGCCGTCTGCGATTTTCTTGGGCGAGTGCGGAATTATTTCGCCTGTTTCGTCGTTGAAGGTGCCGAGGCTGTAGAGGTCGAAGTCGTCGGGGTGTTTGTGAATGTCGGCGTTGTTTGGATTGGCGATTGCGTCCATGAAGCCTCTGATTGCTTGTCCTTCGGCCCTTACGGCCATGAGAGGTTGATAGGCTTCGATTCCACGGTCTTTGACGGTTACGAGTACGTAAATCATTTTGGCTCCTAGAGTTTTTGACGTAGGGATTTGATTTTTGCGGTTGTGATTACTTCTTCGGCCAGTAGTCGTCTTGTTGTGTGGTTCTCCTTGTGAAGTGCTGCTTCCAGTAGTCGCGCCTTTTTAATGGCGCGGTGGTGTTCCGGAAAATCGCGTTCATGTAGCTTGTCGTAATACCTTGGTGGTTTTGTTTTGTGTCCTCTAATAATAATTGCTGATGTTTTTTGCTTATAGAAGTCATGTTTGTATTTGTCATACCATTGCTTCCCGATTCCGTGTTCTCTGCTCATGTCGTTGTATTCGGGTAGTAATGTGATGATTTCTCCAGTGTCATAATCTGTTACTTCATAGTGTTTTTTCTTTCTATCTCCATTAATTTTTTTCATTATATATCTTGCTGTATAGGCGGCTGTTTCCCAGTTCAGTTCGCCTATTTTGTGGCGGCCATGCGGCCAGAGTTTATTTAGTGTCGCGGATTCATATAGATTGAATCCTGCGTCCGTTGTCTCTATCAGTTTTTTGTCATTGAAGTCCACGCCGAATAGACAGGCGTGGTAGTGTGGTCGGCGGTATTTCTCGCCGTATTCTCCTGCGTAGTAGTAGCGCAGGATTGGTTTTAGCCGGGGAATGGGGCGGAGCCCCATATCTGCTGTGAGCCCCCACAGGAAATTAATTGTGGGGTGCGTTGCGCTCCCTTTTCTGCTGAGCGCTTTTCGTAGTTTTCTGTAAAACTTTTGAGGATGTTCTTTTACTAGCGTGCCGCTGTAGACTTTTTTCTTCGTGTACGGATGGATTAATCCGGTGTAGTAGCGGCTCGGTAAGTGTTCGTCATCATAGGTTAGTGTTACCCATGAGTTGAAGCGGTGTAGTTTCGTTTCGTGGATACATCTTGTAGCCCATTCCGCGGAGTAGCGGAGGCGGCAGCCGACGCATTGTCTGCATGGCAGCAGCAGCCCAGGCCGGAGGCCTAGGCTGCTGCTTGGCTCCCATGGATGGAAGCACGGCATGGCCGTGCGTTAGAGGCGGTAGCCGCCTCGGTGTGGAATGACGTTGATGGCCTTGGTCCTTGCGACCTTGGACCTGAATTGCGACGCGCTGCGGTGCTTATTGACGGGTCTGCGGCTTCTCACGGAGGTCTCCTAGGTTATGCCCGAAAGGGCTGGCACAGTTTACCTCTCTCGATGTAACTGTGCCCACTGGTCCCTTTTTGTGGACCAGTGGGGGTTTTTAAGGGGTTATTGACCCCTTTCTTTTAGTGCTGCGTCAATTTGGCCGACGAGTTTGGTGTCAATCGGCTTTAGTTGTTGCAGCCTTGCTTTTAGGTCCTGCAGTTCCAGAATCTCCCGTTTTTGCTTGCGGTGCTGTGTCAGTGCTGCTTTGACTTCCGGTGACATTTTGTGGCTCCTTTTTAGTTACGAGGCCCAATGCCTCGGCTTCGGGACGGTTGGTTTCGTCCTCCAGAAATTCTAGTATTTTCTGCGGGTCGTTGTCAAATCGGCTGCGGATTTTCGCGGGGAGTTTCATGAATTCGTTTTTGGCGTCCGCGATTATGTTCATGGCGCTTTGGAAGTCGAAAATCCCTTCGAAGTCTCCCTGTGTGGGCATATTGATTACTTGTGGCATCTGCCCGGTACGCATGAATTTTTCGGCGATGTAGTTGATATCGGCCTCTTCGGCGTGTTCCTGTTGCGTGAGGCTTTCGTCTTCGCAGAGTAGACCGGTCTGGTCGCTGAGTTTGTCCGCGTCATAGTTGTACGGGTTGCGGACTTCCGGCATTTGGCGTTTGGTCATGTTAGTTCCTCGGATACATCGGTTTGTAGGGTTCTTTCGTCGGCGCGCGGCCGCCCATCGGAATCATGGGTACGAATCCCGGTAGCACGCTGCTGAGGCTTCGCAGTGCTCCGAGTAGTGGCCCCATGATGCTGTCGTTAATGCTTTCGCCGTGCTGGTGTTGTGGCATGGTCATTTCTCGTTGTAGACGTTCCAGAGTCCCCAATGCACGTTCGAGTTGTGGCAGATTCTCCGTGACTCGTTGGTCAATTTCTCGCGTAGTCGCATGGCTTTGGCCGGCAGAGGCGTAGGCCGCTGCTGTTTGCCCGCCCGCAAGAGTAGTTTGCGCTCCCGCGAGTTTGGTGTGCGCACGTAGGTTGTCCACGGTGGCGCGAATCTGTGGGACGAGTTCTTCAAGATTGCGTGTTTGCTGAGCGAGATTTTGTGCGGTAGCTGCACTTGTGGAAGTCTCCTGTATCATTTTGCGAATGAGTTCTTCGCTTTGGGTGATGTTTTGGCGCATCTGTTCGATGCTGACAGGGTAGGTTTGGGTGCGTGCTTCAATCTCCTTTTCTTCGGCGCGGGCCTTGTCGGCGTTGGCGCGAATAAGGTCAACGTTGGCGAGTGTGGCTTGTGTTTGCGCGGCGTTACTCATGCTTTGGGATACGGGCGTGAAGCCCGGACTGCTTGTTATCCCGCTGCTTCCGACGGTGGCGCTCGGTGTGCTGGCGCCTCCTGCGCCTATCGCTAGTAGAG